GCATTTAAGTCGTTGATATTCAATTCATTTGCTGGCTCTTGAGTTGCAGTTTCTTGAGCTTCGATATTCTCTTGTACAGTATCAGTCATAATGTCTCCTTAAGTAAGTACGTATATAATTTATCTCGTCTGCAAATGCGGACAGGCAATCGTGAAGAAACTGAGTTCTTTTTCACTTTCAAAGCCTATTTTAGTGTTGTGTGCAATGGTATTTGTGCGATCTACAGTAATACCTTGCCCTATATAGTAGCGATTATTTAGATTCTTTTTAATCCAATCGTCAATATTTTTGTACAGTGTAGGATTATATCTATCTAGATATGTGTATTTGAAATGCGGACAGGCAAACTCGACCCTCCGTAAATCGAAATAATTTAGAGGATTGGGCTTGCCGTTCTTTAAACTCATGCTTCTTCGGTAGCCATGTCATAGTAGGCAAACTCGCCCCACGGTGGAACAATACTGTTATTACCGTGAATGATGAATACTGTATCACAGTAGTTCTCATCTCCCCATGAACCGTATGGGTATCCGTCTGTAAACATAATAAATTTCTTAGGAGTAATATTATGCTCTTTCATGTAATCCCAGTTGACATCAAACTCAGTTCCGCCGCCGCCCATAACTTCATAAGTATCAAACTCATCCATAGAGTATCCGTCGTAGTCTTGTTCGTTGTACACTCGAGTATCAAAGCACCATACTTTAATTTTAAAGTCTTTGTACTCTTGCATGATGCCTTTGATCTCACTCAAGAAATCTTTAGCTTGATCGTCACCAATTGAACCACTCATGTCAATTGCTACACAAATATCAATAGTTTCTTCGTAAGCAGAACCAGGCAGTATTGCACTCATGTGCCATCCTTTACGATTGGGACGCATAAAACTATAATCATATTTGATAGTACTTTGAATTTGCTGACGCAAAATCTCACGCCAATTCATCTTAGGCTCTGTAAGATCTTTAATCATGCGTTGAACACTTGCAGGCACATTTCCCGCCCCCGCTGCCTGTGCCGCTTGCATTGTTGCTTCACGGATCTCGTCACGGATTTGTTTTAATTCTTCTTTTGAATAGCTGGGCTTATTTCCATTTGCATCTTTATCGCCCCAGTCAATGTGGTCGTCGAGCAATTGACCTAATGCGTTCAATTCATCTTCGTCCATTTCGTCAAAGATTTTGTCGTAGACTTCTTCTGCACCCATGCCATAATATTTTGGATCATGGAAAATAGTAATACCTTCAATATTATGTTCACCAATACGGTCACGTACCAACTGACCATTTACACAATAGTCAGCGGCAATGTTAAAGATGCGTGGATTGCGGCCTTCACGACGTCCCATATGGTCAAACACGTTGTGTAGAATTTCGTGTGCAATCACAAATTCAACTTGTTTAACTGTAAGCGGAGTAAAAAATGCACGGTTGAAATAAATGGTGCGTCCGTCTGTTGCGGCAGTGCCCATCCACTCGGTACCTTCTTCGATTTTCAAACGGGTAGCCATGTTACCAAAAAACGGATGGCGAAGTAATATACCCACACGGGCTATAATAATTTTGTCAATAATTGGATCTACGTGTGACATATTTGCTCCTGATGTTTGCTGTATGTATATAGTATAACACCACCCGAAGGTGGTGTCAAATAGTGCTAAACCAAATTAGTTCTTGTCAGTTGCTGCCGCAATGTACTTGCCAAACTTAGCATGGAACTTGTCAAAACAAGCAATTTCGTCCGGATCCAGCGGCAATTTGTAAGTGCTCAATGCCAATTTAGTTCCCATGATAACCAATTCCGTTTCAAAATTATCCATAATAAACTGGAAGAAGTTGTTCACTTGTTCGTTCCAATTTTTGGCCTTTTTGTCGCAGGCGTCTTTCAATTCGTAGCACAGGGACACAGTCAAAGAGTACATAGCCGAAATTTCTTTTGACTCCATCTTCTTAACTTTACCATTCAAAATGTCTGTAGGATTAGGCATTTTGCTAGAGTGTTTACGGTGTGCCATAAACTTAATAGCCAATCCTTCGCCAACAGAACCTGACACCAAATCAGTCAATGTTTCGTTGTCGCAGTCATCGTCGTGCAACAGTTCGCTAACAAAAGACCAAGAGCGTGGAGTAGCAAATGCACGTGAGCTAGATTTTGGATCAAAATCGTACAAGTCCTTTTTACTGAAACTCAAGAAACCAACCACGTCCTTGTGTACTTTGTTTTCAGCGGCCCACTCAAAATAGTCATCCCATTCGACTGTCATTTCCAAGTGGACAAAACGGTTAGCCAACGGAGCAGGCATACGGAATGTAACACCTTTGTCAGTTTCACGATTACCAGCCGCTACCATTACAACATTATCTGGCAGTTTGTAAGTACCAACACGACGATTCAAAATCAATTGATAAGCCGCGGCCTGCACACTAGGTGCCGCACTGTTCATTTCGTCCAAGAACAACACAATCTTCTTGTGTTTTTTGGCAAACTCTTCATCAGGTAATTCGCTGGGAGGTGCCCAAACCATTTTATTAACGTTGGAATCAAAGTACGGAATACCTTTGATGTCAGTAGGTTCCCACAGGCTCAAACGTACATCAATAACATGAGCGTCAAGTTCTTCGCCTAATTGTTTAATAATATCAGACTTACCAATTCCTGGGGGACCCCAGATAAAGATTGGACGCTGATTTTTAAAAGCCTTACGCAAAGACTTTTTAGCATTTTTTGGGCCAACTGTGCGGCTAAGGATCTCGCTCATATATTTCCTATCTTAGTTTAAAAAAAGTGTTATTGAACTAACGCTGTCTATGTATGTATTATACAGCGTAACAGGAGAAGAGTCAAGTGTTTTTTAAGAAGTTTTTGCCAGTCTAGCCAAAATTATAATTCTTTTTGGCGTTCGGTCATGGCCTTAACCAAACCAAATTTACGGATGTCGTCGGAAAACAACATCAATTCAAAACCTTTTCTTTCAGCAAAAACCGTAATACTTTGGTTAGTAAGATAATATGGACAATCCACATACCTTTCCAAAAAGATAATGGTTTGTGGGCTAAGTTCGATTGGCTCAGTAAATGGAATTTCGTATTCTTTAAGTTCCAATTCTTTAACCAAAAACTCATAACCTTCGTCACTTAGTCGGAATGCATTTGGTTTATTGACACGATTGGATTGCCACCATTTGTGGCTGTACAAGTTTATATTAGCATCGTCTGTACTCTTACCCCATTGCTGTAAAAATATCTTAGTCAATGCAGTTCTTGTTATCATTTAATAATAGTGCCGCTTGTTAGCTTAACAACTTGAAAATCAGTTGTTCCAAATGTTAAATTCATTTTTTTAGCGAGATTTCTAGCATGTCCAGGATTGCTAAACGATACCTTTTTATATTTAGGGCCGGGATAACTTGTTAGACTGTTAAAAGATTTTAGATTAAATGGCTCGTTCTTATAGAACACTGCCCAAATGGCTTCTGCCTCTAAAACTTGCTCGGCTTTATAGGTTTTTTTGTTAGTGTACTCTAAAAGTACTTTGGGTTTTGGTCTCGACATGATATGCGTATCCCGTTAATATACGCATATATTTATCCTTATTTTAGCTCGCCAAACCCACCGCCATCCATTTGTACATTTATAATTTCTGTAGTAGAATTGCTTTTAACTGCATTATAAACAGTTTCTAAGTCACGATTTAATTTGTCCAGTACTTCGATTAGTGTTAAACTCAACAATCGTGCCTGTTGGATAGACAACTTAACTTCTTTTTGCTGACCTAATTCAGCCGCCCTTACTGCTTGGGTAAATTGTGCAATAGGGCTTGTATTAATCGGATTTTGCATTGGTAAGTATTGCCTTCATTTCAAATTTATCTTTAAACGGACCCTTGTAAGGATAACGTTCGATTGTGATTGCTTTGGGGCAAAAACTCTTTACCCAGCCTTTGTTAAATTTAATAACATAATAGCCAGCACAATATAGACTCTTGCTTTGCTCACTTTTAGTGAATAATGGCAATTTACGTCTAACATCATACATACTGTTATATGGCGAACATAGTGTTGGATATCCGTGACATTCATACACTTCTTCTACAGAAGTTACCTTGACTTTGGTATTTTTTAAAAAGAAATTACTGCCAAATTGTTTGGTTAAATCTTCCTTCTTATTAAACATAACTTCGCCGTTAGTGCTACTGAGAACAAATTTATTATTTTCTTTTTTGTGTAGTGTGGCAATTTTAGTACCGTCTTGTTCAACAATCCAAAACTTGCCATCTACAACTGGCTTTGCGTGTATCTCTGTCATTGTTTTTCCTCATAATTATCTGTCTTATTAGGACATATTTCTTTATAAACACATTCTGTTATCATATTTGTTTTTACACCGGTATTAGATTAAAATTAAGTACACCTCTAACTTTTGAAATATTTGGAGGTTGACCTGCATGGTACATATTACTTCTAAAATATACAAGTGTTCCTTTTTTAGGTGTTATGCGTTGTATTATGTTATGATTCTCGTCAAAAAATATAGTATCGCCGTCGCTATCATTAATATAATATATTGCTGTTATGGTATGTGATTCTGGTAAATCCATATGTGGTGTATAATACTGAGTACCATCAAATCCAGGATAAGGTACGTTTACATTGATCTTGCATCTAAATAAATTATAATCTTTCTTTAAATGGCCGCATAATTTTAAATGTATTGGTAATACATGCTGTAAGTACGGATTATTATGGTCTCCGTAATTAACAAATGTATGTACAAATTGAATACCTTCTATGGTATTTTTGTCTTTAAAAGTACCTAACTTATAAGGTTGCACTGTTACTGAATTCATATATACTGGAAAATCTGCACCCATTAAAAGATTTTCTAAAAATGTACTATATTCCAAATCTATAAAATCTTCCAATATAATGATATTATTCATTAGCCTGCCTCAAATAAATTTATTGCCGCATGTGTAAGAGGATATCTTGCTTGGAAGGGCTCAGCATATGATTGAATGTTATCTGCAATCTTTTTCATATCATAACTATTACAGAATTTTAACATGCGGATACCAACTTGATCAACGGTCTTTGGCACTGCATGAGTTGCAATTGTTTCACGGATATGTTCTTTAATGTCATCAGGTTGTGCAGTTAAATCGCATAACTGTACATTCCGCTGATAATCTTCTAGCACACGGTGTTCGACTCCATTATGGTCAACCCAACGTTGCAACATGAGATTGTTCCAAGAATATCCGCGGCTTTTACGGTCTTCAAATGCTTCTGTAAGTCCAACTTTATTCTTTGAACCTTTAGTACGCACACCTGGGAAAGCACTAAAGACATTGTCGCTGGTATCGCCACGCATACATTTTTCAAACAGCATCCATTCTGGATCTTGTGCGGCCTTAGGCAACCCTGTCTTTTTATCTTTAACAGGTTTGCCCTTAGCATAAAACGTACCTTCGTGTGTGATATGCAAATCGCCAACACCATTATATTGGCTAACATTGTGTGTAATCAACTGTGCAAAATCTCCGTCTGTACTAATGATCACGTGTTTGTCATTTGGATGTGCCTGTACCCAGCCTGCAATCAAATCATCTGCTTCAAGCCGAGGATGTTGCATTACTGTGCAGTTAGTTTTCTCTGCTACAAAGTTTTTAAACTCGTCAAATGCTTCCCAGAATATCTTTTCTTCTTCTGCTTCTTTGGCAGTATGTGCCGCACGTACAGCAGTACGATTGGCCTTATACGGAGTATAAAAATCTTTACGCCATGAGCGACCTTCGAGGCAGAACACTACATGAGTGCCACCAAAGTCTTTCCATGCCTTCTTGATACTGTTAAATGTAATATGAAATGCCATGCCAAGTTTAATATCGGCAGCACCTTGTACAACGTGTCTAGCACGAAAAAATGTATTAGCAGTATCAACAATAATATATGTCATTCGATTTCCGATTTGCCGCCTGGCAATTTTCTTACATTGATATAACCAGCACCGCGAGTAGTATCTTGACCTTCGTCTGCTAGCACGTTTCGGGCTAAGTCTTTGAACCAGCGATCCACAATTTCTTCATCTGGATCGCCATCATAGCCATAGCCTTCTTTCTTTAATTGTACTACAAACTCGGCGTTCCAGTCAAGCTCAAAAAAGCCATTTCTAATATTATCTTTATTGACATGTGTATCCAAAACAGCAACCCAAGGCTCGCCTTTGGCAGTTGCACGTTCCTTCGGTGTTAACTTTGCTTGTTCTTCTTTTTGTTGGGCTAATACCGTTTCAGCAACAGCTTTATCTCGTGCTACTTGAAGTTCTGCTTTTTCTTCTTCAAGTTTAGTAATACCAAAAATACGTTTAACAAACTGTTTCATCATGTACCCCACTCGTTTTTAAACAATGGCACTTGCAATCTATCACTATAACGCATACCGGCATTCATTGCCATAATAGCCACCGCTTTATTATTTAAAGCATAGACACTTTCCACTCCGCCAATTGGCATTAGATAAACATGCCCTTTAAATCCTGCATCGCGGAATTGTCTTGTTGCGATTAGTACATCATCGAAATCACGTTCTGTGGCAATGACAAATTTAAGATATGCTGTACCAACTTCTTCATACTCACATACAACTTCTGGAAGAATTGCTTCTTCCCACTTTTCGCCACTGACTGGTAGTTTAGCACTTACACTAAATGTAAGTTCTTTACCCACTGTACTGTTCCACTTTCTCAAATATTCTTTAAACTCTGGAGTAAGTTTCTGAGTACCATTTGTTTCAAACGTAATTTCTTTTAGATCACGCATTTTAGGATTGTTCAATAAGTCTGGATAAGCACGTTGCCAACCTAGCAATGGCTCACCGCCTGTAATAACTAAGTGTTCGTCTTGCCATTCATTGTGCGGAAGAATTTCCATAATGCGATCTGCGATTGCTTCACTAGTAAGCATCGGACTGAGATCTTTAAAGTCTGGATGCCAACTTGCATAGCTATCGCACCCTGTACTAACTAACGGTAGTTCATTGTACTCTTTAAATGGATGCATTGCATTCATAACAGCAATATTATCTGCCTCTTTGCTTAGTTCCCCCCGTGGCATACCGAATCCCCTACAAGAAAAATTGCAGCCAAAAGTTCTAAGGAACACACTAGGCACTCCCATATATCTACCCTCTCCCTGTATAGAGTAGAAAAGTTCCGCTATCTTAATTTTTGACATTTGTATCCTTTATTATTTCAAAACCTAATTCTCTTGGCGTTTTACCTCTCCAGTTTTTAGGAGTTCGCCTACCTTGTAAGTTTAACACATTATCTAACGATTGTAAATACTTTCGAAGAGTATTACCGTCCGTTATTACTTCCATATTGCCTAAATCCCGCAATCGTTTGCCTTCTGCAATGGCATCCAATCCTGTATCAAAGATGCCCCAGGGAGTCTTTATTTGTCCCTTGAACTGATAGTTATGTTTTCCAGAAATTTTCTCTCTTGCTTTATACCAGGCATCTGTTTTTGTTTTTGTATTTCGCATTTTAGATGTATCTTTTATTTTCCAAGTTTTTCCTAACTGTCCTGTGCCAATTAATCCTCCATCGCCTTTTTCTTCTGTCAGATTTGCCCAAGTATAATCATCTACTACATTGTATAATTTGGAATAATACAGCCCTGCTTCTTGTAATTCTTCTTTAGTAGCATATTCACCTATTATACAAGTTATGATATGCGACTTATGTTTCTTAATATGATTCAACCATCTTACTCCAGACCCTGTGTATAGATACGGATTTTTCTTACCGCTTGTCTTACACAGATATCTAAGTCCAGTGTTCATACATTTTTTAATCATCAAGTAGTTCATCTTAACTCCTCCGCACTTATTTATGTGTTAAGGGTTAAAAGCCACCGCATTTAGAGTTTATTAAACATCTTACATTTATCGCCGTGAACTCTTGAATATACATTTGCTTTGACTTCTTTGCCACAATTTTCACAAATCTTCGTTACTTTATTGTGTGATGTTACTCCACGAGCCTTCATAGTTGCAAATCGTTTAGCAACAGTTTCTGGGGATTGTTTTACTACTCCTTTGATACCTTTATTGTGTGAAGGTCTACCTTTAGCTTTTTCTGAAATCCTTTGTCGGCGTTCTTCGGAGAATACCTGACCGGTATTCCTAATACGAGTCTCTTCTGATCTTTGCTGTTTTCTAATTAAGAGTTCCTCTGGTGAGAACATCTTATCCCAAGTTCTACCTGTATTAGCAATTGATATTTTCTTAATACTTTCATCAGAAAGTTTATGCCCTGGTTTAAATCTATTTCCATAATTACCAGTTTCTTCTTTTGTTTTTTTAATTTTTTCTATTACTTCAGAAGAATGTGTTTTACCAAAAAACGGATTATTTTCTCCTATCATATTTTTAGAATGATTTTGAGAAAATTCTATCCTAACACTTTGATATAGTCTGGAATGACACTTATAATTTCGTAATTGTTTTTTAGTGCCGGCACCAAGCATCATTATTCTTAACGCATACGACATCTTACTATGATGCTCTGGCAAAAACTTCATCTTCCAGAGTAATGCGTGAGCGACATAGTGTTCTTTAGCAGTTAATTTAACCAGATTTTTGTTGCTATTATCGCCGCCAAAACTTCGAGGAATAATGTGATGTTTTTCTATGTAGGTATTCTTATCTAATTTTCTATTTTGAGCACGTAGAATAAGCTCATTATAGCATCGGCTATACTTGTCTTCTATTAGTGGAACAGGCCAAATTATCATCAATGTTAAGCAGAATTAGAACGGTACACCCATGTATCGTCCTTCCCCTTGAATACTGTAAAACAGTTCAGCTATTTTTATTTTGCTCATTTTTCTTCCTAAAATCTTCTACGTCTATTATAGCAGATTTTAATGTCTCTGCATAGTTCAATGTCTGTTGTTTGGTTAAATGCACACCAACTTCGGTATCAATAAAGCCTTTAGTGAGCAAGGTCCACATATGATACCAACGTGTCTTTGACCAAAAGTTTGTATGTGTAGTAGTGTAGATAGTAACAACAATGCCTGTATCCTCAGCTTCAATCCATACATTATGATTATGACTTTCATCCCCGCACTCGCAAGCAACACGATAGACTTTTGAGTCTCCCCAATCGTTTGTTTTTAGTATGCCCTCAGCAGGAATTTGTGGCGTCATTTTAGTACCTC